TGCTGCATTTGTTTTACTAGCCCCAGCTATTAGTACGGCTATCGGTTTACTGGGGGGGCTTTCTTTGGCAACATTGCCAGCGGCTGGGCCGTGGGTTGCATTGGCCGCTGGCATTACTGCTGCCGTAGTTGCGCTTGCTAGCTATCAAAGCCAATCGCAAAAAGCAGCTAGCGCGGCTAAAACGGGCAGTGCTGCAGATGTAGTTGCAGCTAGAAATTTAGCCGTACAAAAAGGGCAGGAAATCAGCTTGCTAAAGCGACAACGCGCAACCGCACAAACTGGTCGACAGATTGCCAGCATTGATCGCCGCGTTACTACTTTACAGCGTGAACAGCAGGAATTGTTATCTGCGATTAGCGTCAGCACTGCTGATCGTCCACCAACATCTCAGCCAACGCCAACGCCTATGCCAACCGGAGCAGGCACAGGCACTGGCCGCACTGGCAGCGCAGCAGATAAAAGCAAAGCACAGCAAGAACGCCTAGCCAAACAAATTAGGGAGCAACAGGCCGCCGCAACTGAACTGGCGGCAACTGAAAAAGGCCGTTTGTTAATTGCTGAAACTGCTGAACCATTGCAGCGGCAAATCACCGTAGCAATGGTGCGTCAAAATGACATTCAACGCGAATATACCAAAAAACTAAACGAATCTAAATCAGCGCAGGAAACGCTCAACCTGCAGATTGCACAGCAGGATGCGCTTAAAACTAATGCACTCGAACTTGAGGCTGCATTAGCACAAGAGATTGATAACTTAACTCAACCGCTGCAAGCAATTCTTGATGAGTCCAGGCAACGTCTTGAGCTGGAAAACCGCTATCAAAAGCTGCTAGCTGATGGTGTCAATCCAGAACTAGCTAAGGAGTTTGCGCAGCTTGAGTTGACGGCGGAAAAGCAAACGCAACTGCTAACTCTGCGACTTGGCGAGCTAGAGGCAGCCAAGGCAAAGCTGTCAGCCGAAAGCGAAGCAGCCAAAGCGCTGCAATCGCAAATTGACAAGATTAAAGAGATACTTAAACTGCAAGGTCAAGCCGTTGCTACATCAAAAGCAGAATCAGAAGAGGAAAGGAAAAAAAGACAAGAACGCGAACGTCGTGAACAGGACGCTAAAGAACAAGCTGAAAGGCTGAAAAATCTTTACCGAGGTGTTGTAAATACTATTGAAGATGGGATTGTAGATGCAATCTCAGTTGGCATTAACGGCTTAATTAACGGCACAAAAGAACTTGATCAAGCCCTGAAGGAGATCGCCGCCGGTGTACTTCAAGACATAGGTAAAATGTTGGTCCGTTTTGGTGTAAACATGCTTATGCGTGGTGTTTTCCCCGGTGCGTTTGCCAATGGAGGTGTCTTTACCGCAAATGGTATTCAACCTTTTGCATCTGGAGGTGTTGTCAATAAACCTACTTTGTTCCCATTTGCTGAGGGGGGGACAACGCGCACAGGCTTGATGGGCGAAGCTGGGCCGGAAGCAATTATGCCTTTGCGGCGTAACTCCGCTGGTCGTTTGGGGGTTGAAGCCAGCGGTCTCCGTGATGCCATGGGCGCCGCTCCAGGTAGTGCCGGCGGCTCTCCTGTACTTAACATGAGCTTTGAGACCAGCACGATTAACGGCGTGGAATACGTCAGCCGCGATCAACTGGAAGCTGCAATGGCTGTGACCCGCCGCCAAGCCACCCGTGATGGCGCCAATCGCGGCATGTCCATGACCATGGATCGCCTACAACAATCCCCTAGCGCCCGCCGCAAAGTTGGTATCTGATGGCTGACTTCCCCTCGCTAACACCAACCTCCCGCCGCTTCTCACCCGGCGTGTACCCGGTCAAAACATACCGCACCCTTTCCGGTATCGCCGCTCGCCGCACCTTCGGCAACCGCCCCTACGGCGCCAGGCTAGAACTGCAATACAGCAACGCCACCGACGCTACCGTTAACACGCTGCTGGATCATTACCACAGCCAAACCTCCATCAACCAACGGTTCAAGCTTTCTGCCAACTTGACAGCCGGCATGAGCAATAATGTTGCAAACGAGGTCAAGAGCACTGCAGCAAATCGCGGCAATCTGCGGTACGAATACGAACAACCACCCCAGGTGGAAAGTGTCCGCCCCGGCATCTACAACATCTCGATCTCGTTAATGGGCGAACTGCGCGATCCAGTGACAGATGACTGACGATGGCTATCGACATCCGCATCGCCCAATTTTTTAATCTGCTTACGTCAGACGGCACGCGCCACCGCTACCAAAATTATTTTGTCAACGAAAAATACAAGTACGGCAGCAGCAACTACGAGTTCGCCCCATTCCGCGTCGAAGGCTCGGTCGCCAACAACACTGGCGACAACAGCATCCTCCAAATCTTGTTTCCCAACGTGGAATTTGCAATCAAACTGCTGGACGCCGGCAACGGTAACCGCCTCAGTACCTTGGTGCTAACAACTGTTTGGCTAACCTCTAGCAACACCATTGCCGCCAACGGTGCCACCCAAGTGGAGTACATGGTCGGCATTGGCGCCAGTGTGAGCGAAACCACGATCGAGTTGCGCTACCGCTCCGCCATTGATAGCGTGATCTCAAACTTCCCCTCACGCAACGTAACGCGCCAGCTTGTCGGTCCACTACCTCTCAACGCCAACATCTCGTTGCAATGAACGACCTCATTGGTTTGCGTTACGGCTGGGGCCACCGTCCAAGCGACGGCTCAGGCAAAACCGATTGCTTCCAGCTCACCTGCGAAGCCCGCAACCGCCTGGGTCTCACTGACTACCAGCCCAAATTTGAGTGGGTCTACCAGCGTTACACAGAACAAACTTTTAATTACCGCTTGATTATTCGCTGGCTGAAGGAAAACGGTCGCCGCCTTACCGCTCCAGTACCGGGCGCTGTGATGCTTTTGCCCGGTCGCATCGGCTTGGCGCTAGCAACTGTGTTCGACGACGGTATCCTTTTTATTGCCCCGAGTCAGAATGTGGTCCGTAGCCCTATTCCCGAGGGCATCGGTCACTGCTACTGGATGGAACGATGACCCGCAAACTCCTTCCATTTGAGCACGAACTGATTGCAACCCTTGGAATCAGCAAAGATGAATATCTGGAATTTGTTGCCCTATACGAAAAACCGGACTTTGAAGGTAAACCAATAGCAGACGCTGGAACAATCGCCATTGTTTTGACGATTGTCGGGATTCTGTTTCAAGTTGCTGCTGCTCTTTTACAGCCGCAAACTCCCTCGCTTGATGTACCTCGTGGTGGCGGACAACCCCAAACCCGTGACGAACGCTTCTCTCCACGATTCGGCTTTAACTCCACCCAAGAACTAGCCGCCTACGGCGACCCGGTAAACCTCGTCTACGCCAATCGCGGCACCGGCACTCGCGCTAACCCTAACGGCGGCGTGCGCGTCACCGCCTCTCTGCTCTGGTCTGCCGTCCGCAGTTACGGCTCCAGTCAGTTCATCCAAATGCTGATGATGCTTTCGGGTGGCGCTATCACTGCTATCGACCCCGAAAAAACCGCCTTCGGACAGACGCCACTGCGCGATCTGATGTCCGAAAACATCTGGATGTACTTCGACCCTGGCGCAACTGGCGTACTTCAACGCCAAGACGAAGTATTCAACAACTCTGAAACAGATCCCACTCGATATGGAAAAAGCACCGACAATCCGTACCGCATCCAACCATCAGAAACAAACACCCGCCAAGACGGCTTTAGTCAGGCTTATTCCCCAACCACCGCCAACCAAGTCGGCATCTACGGCGTGGTGCCTCTCAACATACTGTTGTATATCCGCCGCAGCAGCGGCCGCAAAGATTCCACCAACCTTGGTGTGACAGCATCAGGAATCCCATGGACATCTACCACTCCTTCACTAATAATCAATCTTGACGATGTAATCGCAATTAAATTTGACTCCACAGCAGTTGTAGATAGTGATTCGGATATCATCAAGGAAGCAAAAGATGCTCGCCGCAGTTTGCTAAGTGTTTTTGATACCGCCAGCACTTTCAAATTAGGTACAGCACTATTTCGCGTCACCAGCCTTTCTGGAACAAACATTGACGAAAAGGACATTACTGTCAAACTCAAGTGCACCCAAGCTGGATCAGCACCGCGCACAACTTACGCAAGCACAGAAGCCTCTGGAGCAAAAGGTGCTCTAACGCCTACAGAAAAGGAAGAACGTGACAAGTTAAAAAATAATGTTCAAAAATTACTGGACGAAGACCAGCGCCCTGACATTACAACAGCACTTCAACTTGTAGAATCAGGCGAAATTAAACAGGCTAAATACGGTCAAGTCAGAAAAAATGTGCCATACGCGGAAGCGTATAATTTTATTGGTTCCGGTAGAGGCAGTTACAAGGTTCTAAAAAAAGGCTATTATTTAGATCATACTAGCGCCTATACATATGTTACCGCAATTACAGGGTACGTTAAAAAACGAGATCTGACAACTGACGAAAAATATACACTACGGCGTTACTTCGACTTAGACTCAATTCAGGAAACATACGGCAACGATATTTTTTACACAAAAGCCCTGGCACGCATTGCCGTAGCTAAATACGAAACGCTGTCAGCCTGTCACATTGTTGACTTTGCAATTAAAGCGATTGTCTTTAAGCGCATCAACGGACGCCAACTGGAATACGGCAGCGACAGGCGTAAAGGGTATCCGGTAAGTGATAACGGCATCAAAGCCCGCGTTACTCTGTTTAAGTTGCGTTACCGCGAAGTCGGACAAACCAAGTATGTAACAGTGCCCCGCACGTTTGCTATCAGTCGCGCTGCCGACAACGAAAACTTTGTTTTCTTCAAATTCAACAGCGGCATCACAGACGCTGCATCTGCAACCCATTGGGAATTTGAACTGGAACCCATCGTCGATCCACTTAGCGAATCAGCGGTCAACGATGTCTACTACTACCTTTCCAACGCTGGTGACCCAGTAAGCGAAACCCTCAGCAGCTACAAACTGCTCAGCAAAAACTCCACCACGCCATCCATCCAATTTGTTGGTGAAAAGAAAAACGCTGCTGCTGGTGCTTTTCCACCCAAAAACAGCAATCCCTCTGACCTGAACGAGTGGGACCTGTTCAACTACGACGCCGATACGCAGATTGCGTTTTCGTTTGATTCCGGCCCCGAAATCACCATTACGGCTGTCAGCGAACAACTGCTGCAATCGTTTAGCGACTACGACCAAAAGAACGCTTCCGGCAAAATCGTCAAAAAGTTGTACAACAACCTAGCACTGCTGGGTTTCAATGCCTACTCCGGCAAAACAATCCAAGACCTGCGCTCGTTCACCATATTTGCCAAGCGAGGCCGCAGTGTCCGCCGCCTACGCACCGGTGGCACCGACGAAAACGGAAACACTTGGGGTAGCACCAACTATCAGTATTACCCACCTAACCCTGACGGCGCCAGCAGTTTGGCGCCAGATATTTTCCTTGATACCGTACTGGATAAGGAAGATGGCATCGGCAATTATGCCGTCGTTGACGCGCTAGATCTCAAACAGTTAGCAATCACCAAACGCTTCTGCATCAAAAACAAGTTATTCATGGACTGCGTGATCGCTGACCCACGCAGTTGGCGCGAGTTTTGGGTGGAAGTCGGTCCTTACAACTTGCTGGAGTTTGCCCGTATTGGCGGACGCGAAACCTTGGTGCCTGCTGTCCCCTACAATCCGACAACTGGCGCCATCACCCGCAGTGTCACCGTCAGCGCCTTATTTAACCAAGGCAACATCTTGGAGGATTCCTACAAGGAGGAATATATCGACTACGGCAGCAACGCCCAAGACATTATCGCCAACATTATTTACACCGACATGCCTGATGACGCGGTGTTTGCTAAGAAAAAATCCGTCGAAGTTGTACTCAAAGACACAACTGAAGTTGATGCCATCCGCCAGACCTTCGACATCTCCAGTTACGTCTCCAATTACGACCACGCCGTTTTGTTTGGCAAGTTGCTGTGTAATACCCGTCGCCACGTCCGCCAAGCCATCGAGTTCAAGACCTACCCAATTTCTGACCCCATTTCCCCTTGTGCCTACATCTATGTGGACATCGGTCAAAACAGCTGGGACGCCATCCGCACCGGCGTTGTTGGAAAAGACGGCACACTGAACACACCACTGGCGAACACGCCAGCGGATGGCACCTACAACCTGCGCCTGTATCGCAGCGACAAAGGTATGGTGTCGCTCAACAACGTTTCAATCACCGGCGGTGCATCCACCGTATTGAGGAGTTATCAGGGCTACTTGTTTGTCCTTGGCGTCGAAGCCACCAAACGCCGAGTATTCCGCGTGACCGAAGTGCAGATGGACGAAGAGGGCGAGACCACCGTTCGCGCCACGATTTATCCTTGTACTGGCGACGGCGAATCCCTGATCGCGGACTTCAGCGATTCTCTATTTACCGTCCGCAGCTAAACTACTAAACATCAGGGAGTTCCAACCATGGGTTTTTACACAGGACGTACCGGGGCACTGTTCTTGGTAGAGGTAGGCACCGGTGCAGTTACACCCGTTGCTTCTGAAAAGGCACTGAAATTGCGCGATTGGTCCCTAGAAACCACCCTTGAGTTGCTGGAAACCACCACGGTTGACACCGCCGTCAAGAGTTACACCCCTGGTGCAGTCAGTTCCACTGGCAGTGCCACTGTGTTGTATTACAGGCGAGAGGGCACGACCAGCACCGAACCTGGCGTGCAATTCGACTCGTTTTTGAACAGAATTATGAAATTGACGGATGCTGGCGTGACTTCCAGCGACCGCGTGGGAATTGTACTGCGTGCAGGTGTCAACCCTGGTAGCGGGGTAGATATTGAAGACGACATTGCCTTCAATGCCTATATCACTAACGCTTCTCTTCAAGTCAGCACTGGTGAGTTGACCTCCGTAGCGATCCAATTCACCGTGGATGGACACTTCCGCGAACGGGTTGACGCATGACCTATTTCCTAGGTCACTACGGAAAAGTCAAACTGCGCCGCAAAAGCGCCACCACCTTTTCCAGTTCCGTCTCCCCTGCAGATGTCAACACCATTCTCAACCGCTTCGGTTTTGATGGATCGGTTGAAAACCTGTTGACCGGCGACCAACTGCGGATTGCTACTGACGACCCACGCGGCTTGGACTTTTTGCCATCTTCCACTTGGCCAGATGGCGCTGGAGCAACTTTGAATGAAGTAGTTGCCTATTCCAACATCAACGCAATCGGCGGTATTCGTTTATTTGAACAGTTTTCACAAGCCATCAATAATGATCGCACCTACGAGTATCCAGTAGAAGCGTTTGCTGGCAACCCCATTGACATTGACGTCAGCGTTTACGGTTCCGTGGAGCGCCTTCTAGGTGACGTAACCGGCTTCACGTTTAACACTGATCGTGAAGCACTGGAAACCACCACAATGTCAGACCGCTTCAAAAAAATGTATTCCGCCGGCCTAATCAGCGGCTCAGGCTCCATTGATTGCATCTTCAACACCACCAACAGCGGCTTGGTGGAAAACTCATTGTTGATGCTGCAACTCATTAACCGCACTGATATTGGCAGCGAGTTCAGTTGTTTTTTGCAGTTGACTGAAGACGACGTGTACCCAAATGTTTCAGATGTTTACTACGAGTTTGATGCAATGGTTACCCGCACTGGAGTTGAAGTGCGGCCCGATCAAACAATTAACTGCGCGATTGATTTTGTAACCACCGGCGAAATTAAGTTGCTGATTGGCGAACCTTCGGGCTACATCCTCAAGGAAGACACCGACCGCCTGCGCCTGCAGCAAAACCTCGACTTCCTCATGACCGAAGTCACTGACTAAACTGCTAGAAGACTTGCCGTAACCGGAGCTGGCGCGTGGCCGACCAACGCATTACACAGTTAAACCAGCTTCCCGAGGCCAACGTCGCTGCGATCGACGTTCTGCCGATTGTCGATATTTCGGCCAGCGAGACCAAAAAAGTCACCGCCAAGGATCTGTTTGAGGCTGGGGCAACCCTTGCAGACGCCTCCAGCATTGATATTGCCAAGATCAACCAAGCCAGTGCCACCAAACTCAGCACCACGGCACTGGCTGATGACGTTGTAACTGCCGCCAAGCTGGCCAATGACTCCAGCATTGCTTACGAAAGCGTTGAACCTTCCACCGACAACTTCGAGGGTCGCGGCTACGTCAACAGCACCAGCAAATACCTGAAGGTTTACAACGGCAGCGCCTACCAACAAGTCGTTGCCCCTACTGCTGGCATTGAAGACAGCGCGGTCACCACTGCCAAAATCGCTGCAAACGCAGTCACCACCGCCAAAATTGATGCCGCTGGTCTTGGCACAGCAGCCATTGCAAACCTAGCTGTTACTGGTGCCAAAATTGCAGACGGCACCATCACCACCGCCAAATTCCAGGCTGGTGCAGTCGATGCCGCTGCTATTGCCACCAATGCCGTCGGGTCTGACGAACTAGCCGACAACGCTGTTGATACAGCCTCCATCGTCAACGCAGCCGTCACGGAGGCCAAACTTAGCACTGGGGCAGTCACTGAAACCAAACTCGGCACTGGCGCTGTAACCAACACCAAAATTGCCAATACCACGATTGAGTACGGCAAGCTGAATCTGGCTGATGGCAGTGTCCCTGGCGCCAAACTTGCCGCCGATTCCGTCACTGCTGCCCAACTAGCCGCCACATCTGTTGGTACGTCTGAGCTTGTTGATGACGCTGTAACCACCGCCAAGATTGCTGACGACGCCGTAACGGCAGACCAACTTGCCACTGGTTCTGTTACCGCCGACGCGATTGCCGCAGGCGCCGTCGAAACCGCCGAACTGGCTGACAACGCGGTTACCTACGCCAAAATTCAAAACAGCAGCGGCACTGATGTCCTGCTGGGGCGTTCGACTGCTGGCGCGGGCAACGTCGAAGAAATCTCCTGCACCGCAGCCGGTCGCGCACTTCTTGACGACGCCGATGCTTCCGCCCAACGCACCACGCTGGGACTCGGCACACTCGCCACGCAATCTGGCACCTTCAGCGGCACCCACTCCGGCACCACCAGTGGCACTAACACCGGCGACCAAACGATCACGCTGACGGGCGACGTTACCGGCTCGGGCACTGGCTCCTTTGCCGCCACTATTGCCACCGACGCCATTACCACTGCCAAGATCGCAACTGGCGCTGTCACCACCGATGAAATCGGCGCCGCCGCAGTCACTGGTGCCAAACTTGCTGCCGATTCCAGCACCATCGTTTCTGGCAACGCCCCCACCGGTAGTGGCGATTTTGAGGGTCAGCAATGGTTCAACACCAACACCGGCCTCGCCTACGTCTGGGACGGCAGCACCTGGAACCAGCAAGCCGGCGTCCAGAGCTTCGTCTTTACCGACTCCACGCCAATCGCATTTAGTTCGTCGGTTACCTCAGCTGGCGTTGCCACCATCACTAGCACGCTTGAAACCCAAACCGCCGCAACAGTTCTTGCCGGTCCAACAACTGGTTCGGCAGCTGCCCCAACCTTCCGCGCCTTAGCAAGCGGCGACATCCCCGTTGCTGCGACCGGTACTCCCGGCGCCATCTCTCCTGGTACTGGCCTGACGGTTGCCGCCGGCGGCGTACTCAACCACAGCAACACGGTTGGCTCTGGCACTTACACCAAGGTCACCGTTGACGCCCAAGGTCACGTCAGCTCGGGCACCACGCTTACGGCGGCTGACATCCCAGAACTGGACGCCGCCATTATTACCACCGGTACGTTCAGCAGCGAGTTCCTTGCCGCCAACAGTGTCGGCGCCACCCAACTTGCCGACTACGGCATCGCCCAAGTCAGCGAATCTGCCCCAACACCCGAGTTTGCCGGTCAGTGGTGGATCAACCCGTCGGACAAAGCTGCCTATATCTGGGTGGGTACTGTCAGCCCAACACCTAATGGCTACTGGCTCAATGTCGGCTACGGCACACCGGCGCAACTCAACCTGCGATTTGGCGGCACCTATAACGCAACCACAAACCTTGTCGTCAGCCTAAACGAATACGGAATAGAAGCAGGCTTAACAGTGGGCCAGGCTCTTAACGCACCAAACACTCAAAACAACGGCGTTTATTTGGCCGTTATTACAGCTGGTACAGGCACCACACCTGCTCCCACCGCTTCACTATCGATTGGCGACTGGGTGCTCAGTCAAGGCACTGGTTCAAACTGGACAAAGTTTGCCATTGTCTCAGGCGCAGGCGGCACCTTTAACGATTACGACATTTTATCCGATGGTACATATTTCAACCCGGATATGACCGGCGTTGCTGATGTCCGTGATGCTCTTGAATTAATTTGGGGTCGCGTTCAAATCGCTACAACTGCAACAATCGGTGTTGTACTTGAATCTACTGAAGTGCTAGTAGATAACAGCACTGGTGCTATGACAATCGGTACGGTAGACGATGGAAGCTACTAATGTCGGAAAGATCGTACAGCTTTGTTTATAGTGCCGAGAATGTACCCACCGGCGGTTTGCCGGGTGACGTTCTTGTAAAAGTTCAGTCACCAAACTATTACACAGCTTGGCGCGACCTATCCTACGTTTTTGAGTACTACGACGTAGTGCTAGACGACGGCGAATACTGAAGTCGCTAATCTGTCAGGGTAATCCCGTCCGCCCGGAGCTAAGGGAATGGCCTCAACGCATAAGCACCTTCGCAGCAGCACCGCGAACAAGCGCCCGACTACTGCGATTGCCGATGGTCAGATCGCCCTTAACACCAATACGACGAGCCCCGGTCTGTTCTTTAAGGACAGCACTGGTGCCACGATCATCAAAGTTGGTCCAGTCCACGTCAGTGCAACTGCACCAAACGTGTCGCCACCGGCAGGCGGCAGCGCAGGAAACAGCATCGGTGAAGTCTGGCTTGATACATCACTAACTCCACCGGGTGTAAAGATTTATAACGGCGCCGCTTTTGTCAATGCCACGCCTATCGGCAGCACCACCGTTCAAGGTCTACTGGAACTTGCCACCAGTGCCGAAACCCAAGCTGGTTCTGACACCGACCGTGCCGTCACACCCGCTGGTTTGCAGAGCAAACTAAGCGACAGCATTAGCACCACCAGTTCCACCACGATTGCTAGCAGCACGGCAGTCAAATCTGCCTACGACCTAGCCAACGCTGCACTACCTAAATCCGGTGGCATTATTACCGGCAACCTGGAAATTGGCACCACTGGCAGCCTGAGTTTTGAGGGCGCAACTGGTGATGGCTTTGAAACCACCATTGCCGTCACCGACCCCACGGCAGATCGCACCATCACGCTGCCCGATACCACCGGCACCATCGTCACCACCGGCGACACCGGCACCGTCACCAGCACGATGATCGCTGATGGCACGATCATGAATAGCGATATCAACAGCGCCGCTGCGATTGCCCATAGCAAACTTGCTTCTTTAACGGCTGGAAATATCCTCCTGGGAAATGCAAGCAATGTTCCCACTTCTACTGCCGTTACTGGCGATATAACAATTAGCAATGCTGGCGTCACGGCAATTTCTGCTAATGTTATTGTCAACGCCGACATCAATTCCAGCGCCGCGATTGCTGGCACCAAGGTCAGCCCTGACTTCGGCAGTCAAAACGTCATCACCACTGGCACGGTAACGGGCGCCAGTCTGTCCCCGACCAGCAGCACGGTCCCGTCAAACGGGGTTTATCTACCTGCCGCAAACAGCGTAGCCATCAGCACTGGTGGGTCTGGGAGGTTGTTCATAAATTCCTCAGGTTCAGTTTTAGTTGGCACGTCTAGTGCTATTGACGATTCACTTGCGCAAATTGCGCTTAGGGCTTCAATTCATAGGCTTAACTCTGACGCTTTTGCTCCTACTTTTAGGTTTGATAAGCGCAGGGGCAGTTCATCCGTAATTGCTTCTGACACGGTTGGTTCTATTGAGTTTAGGGGTTCAGATGGAACCAACTTTTTATCTGCTGCTTCTATCAATGCAGTAATAGACGGCACCCCTGGCGCTAACGACATGCCAGGCCGCCTAGTGTTCAGCACTACCGCCGACGGGGCGAGTTCTCCGACGGAGCGGATGCGCATCGACTCCAGCGGACGCCTGTTAGTTGGCACGTCTTCGAGCACTGCCGACGCTATTGCTGTGTTTCTTGGCAGGACTGGCGCTCCTGGTGGAACTGGCGGTGAAATCAAACTTGCTCACCCAACCACAAATGTTCCCGCTAGCGGCACGCTTGGTCGCATTCAGTTTGGTAACACGAGCGATGATCGTGGCGCTGAAATTGCAGCCATCGCAAGTCAAACCTGGACATCA